GCGTGCTTACCGCTAACACTAACAGACCAAAAACTTTTTAATCGGGGATCTAAGCATATTTCACAAGACCGTCTCTTGTGCTGTTTGCTTCGACATTACAGGCCTACATACTCCAGCGTGACCACCGTATCAACCTTGCGGCTTCGTTTCCATCTTTCGTGTAATATAAAAGCTCTAATCCGTCGACTAGACCTACTTGTTATATTACCTACTGGTGCGGGTAACCCCGATTAATTAAATTAATTATAACATCTTAACACACTTGTGTCAAGCATTATTTGGAACCTAGAGTCAGATTCGAACTGACGATTTTACGGATTTGCAATCCGTTGCATTTGACCTCTCTGCCATCTAGGCGTACCATTGTTTTGTACACTTAGTAATATATAAAACAATGGCGTCCCGTACCAGATTCGAACTGGTGTACTCACCGTGAAAGGGTGATGTCCTAGGCCTCTAGACGAACGGGACAATTGGTATCCAGTAGAGGTAACGCTCCTCTGTCTTTCGATTATCAGTCGAATGCTCTACTATTGAGCTAACCGGATACAATGGTATGCTAATTTTATAAAGAACTTAGCTTAAATAACGATCTATTTAAACTATATTATAACATCTTTTAGTACCCTTGTCAAGCAAAGGGTTTCTTTAAAATTCCTCAAACTTTAGACAACGATCTATCTAAAAAACAATTATAACACCTTTTAGTATCCTTGTCAAATAAAGGGTTACTACAAAGGAAAACCCTCGGACTTTAGGGGTACCGAGGGTTTGTAAGATATTTAATATGAACTAATCTTTAACCCTCGTCTAAACTCCATGAATTTGTACGTGCAATAACCCCTGGCTGTTCGCCATAAGAAGTTTCACATATAATAGGGTGATTAATTTTTAACATATAAAATATTTATATAACTTGAGGCGATTATAAATCATCTCTTAAAGATTTATTTGATTTAATTGCAGCATTTAGAACAGATAATGTTACACCTTGTTCTTCTGCAAATTTAGATAATGCCGCAGTATCTTTAGGGAAACACATTCCGCCAAATCCCATTTTGCCATCTGGACCTGGTACTTGCATATGGCTTCTACCAATTCGATTATCTACTTTAACTAAATCCATTACAGTATCAAAATTACAATTAGTTTTATTTGCCAATGCAAATATCTCATTCATGAATGAAACCTTTGTCGCAAGGAAAGTATTAATAGTATACTTTGCCAATGCCGCTTCACCGATAGTACAATATGCAACAACACTAAGACACGGTTGACCTAAACGAATTAGGCGTTCTGCTTCTCTTTGATATGCAGGTATGTTACCACCAATAAACGCAAATTTTCCATCTATATAATCTTGTTCCGCTTTTGCTTCAGTTAAAAACTCTGGCGAATGTACTAGGTTAGGATATTTTGCACTTAACTTAGTATATACATCAATAGGCGCCGTAGACTTACTAATGATTACACCCTTGTAACCTTTTAGCTTATCTAATACAGATAGCAAAATGCTAGTATCACATTTACCATCCGCACTTTGAGGGGTGGGTGTACAAATGAACACTCCATCACACTCAAACAAATCTTCATAGGTATGCGTTCCCTTTTCAGGATCACTATCTACAATATACAGAATTGCTTCGGGCGCAGTCGCATTTGCAATCGCACCGCCTACAATACCTTTACCTATAATACCCACCTTGGGCATAGTATATGGGCTTCTCATCTTAACCTAATCCTTATAATTTTAAAGGCACTGCTGCCCGCCTGATACATATTGACCATTGGGCAGCAAGCCCTCTAAATTACAGTGGTGCGTCAGCAAGTTCTTTGATCTCTTCGATTTCGAGATCATCCTCAACCACAGGCTTTGCAACTTTTGCGATCTTTGCTGTAGTTTGAGCAACTGCCTTGACTGGTGTAGCTTTAACCTTTGTAGCTTTAACTACTTTAGCCTTAGCCGGTGTACCCTCTTTCTTAGCCATCGTTTCGATGATAAGTTCTGTGTAGGGAACAAAGACACCACCTGCATCTAGAAGATGCTGACAAGCCTCAGCCTTTGTCATTGCCTTGGGCAATTCGATAAGCTCGACCAAAGAGGTGTGCGTACCTTTAGATAAAATCTTAGTACGAGTAACAATGTCGTTTGCGAAACGAACCTTGGTTACACCATAGTGAGTAGAAACACCTGCAACTGTAAATTTAGACATAATCAATCCTTAAATAATATAAACAAAATCACCAAGAACAACCGTTCTCATAGTCTATTATATAGCCTTTTGCTACACCTGTCAAGCATAAAGTTTGCGCTGTTGTTCTTTCACAACACCGTTTTAACTTTATTGACATGCCTACAAGTCCTTCGGAATTGGAAACCGACGCAATCGCAAGTAACAAATCCTTCGAACGAAATAACATTGTATGTCTTTCCGTTTGATTTTGATTTGACTTTGAACAATCGTTCGAGGGTCCTTTTATCCGAAAATTCATGACCAACAATAAATCTTTTATTGATATGAGAAACGGGATACATTGGGTTGCCAGTATGAACAGACACATAGTCACTATCTAACCACTTTGGATTCGGTACAACTTTACCCTCAAAGGTATTGATGTCGAACTCTTGTCCAAGTATGTTAGATCGCCATTTTGTAGTAATTGCTACGGATGACCCTACTGAAAAATTCATACTGTTTTCCTCATTGTTCCTTTATTATAATACCTTTTGGATCAGTTGTCAAGCCTTTTTTGTTCTTTTCAGCCAAAATAATACCCCAGATTATGGGGTATTATCAGATTAATATTAATGATTATCTAATTGATTATCTATTATTGATCTTTTGATTTTCGAATTTCGTCATCGTCGGTTATTTCTATTATTCCCTTATCCTCAAAAAAGCCAACTGTATCGGATATTCCTTTTTGATATCCATATGCTTTACACGCAAAGCAGGCAAGTAACATTAAAACAATTTGAATAACATCATATAAAGTAAAGGTAACTTGTTCCATTACTACTCCTTATAATTAAGATTGAACTACATGATTAAGTCTTCCACTCATCCAATTCATCGTCTGTTTCATACACGAACCAATCCTGTTGTTTCTGTCTAAGATTTTTAAACTGATCGTGTTCTATTAAAAATTTTGCAACTAGACTATTCTCTAAACCATATGCCTCAATTTCCCAAGGCTGGTCCCAGTAAGAATGATCTTCTTGGTATGTTTCCCCTCTCCAAATAGTTACATAGTTTCTTCTTAAATACCTATCTTTCATCTCGCCTGTTGCCCATTGTTTTAAATGAACCATTTCGTGAGCAAGAATTGTGAACATATGTATTTTCTTTTTTGTTCTGCCAATGTCAATATTAAAACATCTAGGAGATACGTTAGTATCTTCATCCATCTCGCAGAATCCACCGGCATTGATTTGTCCTCTTTCTCTTATTCTAACCTGTACAGTTATATTTTTAGACAATTGCGGTGACAGTAATTTATCAGCATATGAATTTGCTGCCAACTTTAGCATCTTTGTTAGTTGACTATCTTTAGCTCCTCGTACACTAACTATCATATGATTACCTTTCTGATAATTTACAATATTATTTATGTCACTTTGTTTCTAATATTGATTTCAAAAATGCTTGTTTTCTGATTTCTGCAATCGTTGCATCCTGTAGACCACCTTCTACTCTAGTAGTTTTTTGTGCTTTTGGAAACATATCAAGAACATTCATAGGTATAGGTGAATCAATTTCAGCAATTTCTGGCAATGGTTTATTTTTTAGTCTTGTAGATGATAAAAGAGTGCCTGTTAGTTTTTGCATTTTATACCCTTATTTTAGTAAAGTCTCTTGTTGCTTTTTCAAATGGTTTCCTAGGTGTGTTTGTAGGTGCCCACTTGGGTTGTTCTTCTTTCATTCCCGAATCCATAATATTTTTCTGTGCAGATTGTTCCAAATCATATAACTTCATCTTTGCTCGATCTACACCAATGACAAATCGTTTATATAATGTAGGATCGTTATATCGATTCTTCAATTGCTTAACCATGATCTGATTCATTTGCTCTAATTCTTCAGTTGAAATTAAAGCAAACATAAAGTCAACAGTTGCAGGCAACCCGAACGACTCAGATGTGTCTGTTAGTTCAACATCTGTATTACCATAACCACTACGAGTTGTCTGTGTTGCTGATAGAATAGGAACATTTTCCTCAACCGCCAACCCACGAAGTTCTTCAGCAATAGATTTAATTAACGTATAGGAATTAATATTTGATCCTGCTTTGAATCTAGAACTTGCACAGATATTTAAGTAATCAATAATAATGACATCTGGCTTAAATTGTTTTTTAAGTTGTAGTTCATTTAACAACGCCTTAAAATGTCCGGTGTGTGCACCAGTTGTGGGATACTCTTTAATAATTAAAGTACCTTCAGTCTTGCCCCTGATCTTTTCAATCCTGCTATCAAAAATTGCTTTAGGCAAATCTTTAAGCTGATCCATAGTGATGTTCATTAGATTAGCATCAATACGTTCTGCAATTCTTTCCTCAGCCATCTCTAAAGTAATATACAAAACATTTTTGTTCTGTGCCAAAACAGATGCCGCAACGTGACACATAAACAAAGACTTACCAACGCCTGTACCTGCAAGGCAAACATTCAATGTCTTATTAGGCATGCCGCCGTTTGTAATCTTGTTAAAATAATCTAAGTCAAAAGGAATTCTCGTTTCTACTCGATGATAGTATTCATACCGCTTATCTGCACTATCAATATAATCATGACCAACATTATTGTCGAAGCACACTCCTAAAGCATCCTGCAATAATTGCGGAATACCATCTTCAGACTTTCCCTTGTCTCTACCATCAATGATAGCAATGGATGAGAGGATAGCATTGTAAATTGCTTTGTCTTTGCAGAACTTTTCAGTTTCTTTATATAACCAATCTTTATTATGTTCCGTAGGATCTAAGTTGTGAATTGCTTCTACAACTTCTTTATATTGATCCTCACTCAACGATTTGTCATTTTGTGCCGCAATCGTTAATGCATCTTTACTCGGAATAGAATTGTATTCGTCAATAAAGCTTTTAATTTTATCATACAGAATTTTATCTGTGTTATCTAAAAAATAATCCCGCTTTAGGAACGGGATTACTTTTCTCATGAATTCATCGTCATTCGCTAGATTCTGTAGAATTACGTTTTCGATCTTCGAAGTCATTAAGTGCTTTCTCTAAAATATCCATTACAACTAAATTCAATGTCTTATCAAATTCTGGGCCTTCAATATCTTCGGCCTTTTTACCTTCGGGCGCTTGAAACACGGTATAGTCTAAAACCAATTGTTCCGAAGCATCCTTCATATCAAAATCATTGAAGGCGATTGCTGTTCCTATGAACTCACCTTCAAGAATTTTTACGCCCCAAAGAGCGTTATCTTTATCGTTAATTACCCAAGGCTCATACTTCACTAGCATTCTCAAACTCCTCATCTATTGCAACTTGATCCATATCATTTATCATCATATCATTGCTTGCCATTTTATAGCGTGCCTCAATAAACTCTCTAAACTCTTTAGAAGTCAAAATAGGCATCCAAAACTCTTTAGTGTATGTGTCTTTCAAACGAACTTTTTGTTCTTGTCCCTTTTTAGAGTACCAACCGTTAGATGGCTTAATAACAAATCCACCTTCAAGTGCAACATCTAAAAGACCAGACCAAGTACTAATACCACCTTCGAATGTTACCTCAACAGGAATCTTAGATTTCTCTCGAACAAATCTAGACTTCTCAACATTAATGATAAAGTTATATCCAATAATATCTGTACCATCTTTTTCTTGTTGACGACCAATAATAAAGATATTGTCTGCAGAATAATAAATGCCTGTGCCACCAGACACAATCTGTTTAGGGAACAATCCCATTTCAGAATATGTATGATTAACAACAATCATCGGAATATCTTTGATCGTTAAGTGAGGTGTTACCATTCTAAACAAAGATTTCATCTGTTTAGCACGAGTCATATCTGCAACAGACTTACCTTCAAGGGCATCTTCAACTTCTTTCTTAGAAGCCAAATTACCTACAGAGTCAATAATGATAATGACATGATCGCCACGCTCAATATTATTAATCTGAGACATTGCATCAAATTTTAGTTGCTCTATGTCCGTGATGGGAGTATGGAGTACTCGATTGGTATCGATCCCGAAAGAATCAAAATAAGACTGAGGGCTACCAAACTCAGAGTCATAGAATAAAACAATAGCATCTTCATATTTGTCCAAATAAGACTTCGCCAATAACAACGAGAACGCTGTTTTAAAATGTTTAGACGGACCGGCAAAGACAGTAAGTCCAGGTGTTAAACCACCTTCTAAACTACCCGAAAGGGCAACATTAATCATCGGAACGGTTGTCTGAATCATGTCCTTTTTATTAAAGAACTTTGATTTATTAAGAACTTCCGTTTCTTTGATTGTAGAATTCTTTTTCAATTTGTCAAGTAAAGACATTGTATCTCCTTAAGTAATACATTATTATATAATAAACATAGCAAAAAGTCAATAGTTAGTTGCACCAACTTTGTTTTGCATCTCCATAATATTCTCTAGCAAATCCGTTTTTAATTAATTCAGACCGCAAACTTGTTCCGTTTAAAATAATATCACCCAAAATTCTACCACCGAACTTGTCCCAGCCGTATAATATAACTTGATGTTTCTGTGTGCTTGCAATTGCATTTTTTGTAAATGCGCTAGCTGCTTCTCCTCTTTGTTTTTCGGAATCGCATTGTCCTCTGAATCCTTTTTCTGGAGTGTCGACACCAAAAATACGAACAGCTAATTCAGGCTTTAATGGTGGAGGCAAATATGGTGCAGAAATGACTACAGTGTCACCGTCTGTTGCTCGTATAATTTTAGCATCATATGTTACTCCTTTGGGAGTCTTTTGTGCATAAGCTAAAGATGCACAACATAAAAATGTGAGTGTTAGTAATAATTTTTTCATCCGAATAATCCTTCTAAAGTTGCTTGCGGCTTTGCCGACCAACCAATACCATCTAAAATTGTGTTCATGGGTTCCAAGAATGATTTCTCAAACATTGTCTCATAATCAGCATATTTTAATAAATCAAATTCGGCAGGAATGACACTAGTAAAAGCTATACAGTTTTCGCCGATGGTATTTGGTTCTTTTAAATAAATGAATTTGATCTTATCGCCTTCTTTGATTCTCTCATATTTTTTACTCAAATCATATTTGTCTAAATAAAAATTATAGAGCAGAGCTCCCCTTACGTGCATAGGGGTTGCTTGTTTATATATATTTGCCCTGTCAGTATATTTATCTAACCCATTAACACCCCTGGGGAAAGATATGTCTTCAGGTTTCATCTTTCTATATTCTGCTTGAAAGTTTCTAATATATTCTTGTATCTTATCTTCTGTAGATGTCAGAGCAAGTTTAACAGCTTTTCGCAGACCTTCTCTAATAGGTTCGGGAGTAGATGACCTAACAATCTCCAATCCCATAACCTTTAATTTTGGTTCTGCGTATTTTACACCTTCATTATTATAAACATTCAGAGCGTATCGTTTCTTGGCAACCCATACCCCGGTTTCCGCAATCGCTTCTCGCTTGAAGTAAATCTTTTTATCAAATGCATTAGTATATTCTGCCATTTCATTACAGACTTTGTTCAATACTTCTTGAATCTTTGCTTCACACACTTGATCCAAAATATCTACAATTTTATCTGGCGATTGATTCTTATAGAACTTCTCAACCAAAGGAGCAAATGTAACATAACAAGAGTCTGTATCTGAATAAAAGGAATAATTGTAATCTGTTGTACCACATACTTTATTCAAATAAGCATTCAAAGCAACACCGACCTTCTGAATAATATATTGTCCTGTTAGAGTAATACCTTCAGCAATATTGTCATCATAAAATCTAAAGAATTCATTTGCCATTGCTCCGAATAATGAATTCATCTGAATCTTTCGAGCCATCTGAAAATTATTATACTTCGAAATCTCTTTTTGCCAAATAGGATCTTTTGTTTCCTCATATTTGGATTGCGCTACCAACATCAATTTTTTATATTGTGTTCGATCGTTAAACAATTTCTGAACAATCTCAGGAAATACACCTTGCTTTGTTCTGGTAAAACATCTACCATTTGCCGCCATACAATAATCTTTATTTGTTAGATCAGATGTATCCTCTTTGCCTGCAAGAAGATCTTTCATTTGCACATCAAAGTATTTAGAATCTTTAACAAGAGTTTCTGGTGACATATTATATTGCATAATAATACTAGGATACAAACTTGTCGCATCAAAAGACACTACCCAATTATATTTGCCTGGTCTTGGTTCTTGCACATACGCACCTGCAATATTTCTACCTGCCTTGTGCTCTCTCTGATGAACAATAATGTTTTTCTTGAGTAGTTGATTATACAAAATACAATCCCAAGTTCTTACTGCAGAAAAAATATCTACATAATTACATTTAGCATCATACGCCATTGTCATAATCAATTCAATAAGACGCATCTTATCTTCAAGTCGATCTACAAGTTCGCAGTCAATGACGTTATACTCTACAAACTTTTGCCAATTGCCTTTGTAGAATGCGGTAAAAGAATCAAACTCATCATACGATAATTTTTCTCTGCCCAATTCTACTTTGGCAATGTGATCCAATTTATATGTTTCTTGCGCAGTATAAGTAAACTTTTTATACAAATCCAAATAGTCAAGAACAGCAATACCTAGAATTTCAAAAGCAACGCTTTCTTTTTTCATTCTGGTGATTCGTTTTTCGTTAACTACTTTCCAGGGAGAAATTCGTTTTAAATAATCTTCACCCAACATCTTGTAGATTCGATTACACAGATATGGAATATCGAAAAATTCCACATTCCAACCTGTAATAATATGAGGGTGATCCTCATTGATATATTCTACAAATTGTTTTAATAGATCAACTTCGTCATCGCAATGAATGTATGTGTGTCTGTCGTTTACTTTTTCACAAGCATGCACACCAAAAGTAGTTACTCGCTTTGTTTGATAATCTTGAATAGAGATTAGCAGTATCTGTTCTTGCGGGTTCGTAACATCAGGGAATCCTAGATCGGCAGTGGTCTCAATGTCAATTGTCCAAATATTAATTTGAGAAATGTCAAATTCTACATCGTCTTTAAAGGCAGAAGATATATATTGATATGCATAGTTTGTGTTGCCGAAAATAGGAAAGTTCTCAACTTCTTTATATCTAGACACATAATCTTTAGCCTCATTGATACTTTCGAATTTAATTTCGCCTAGTGGCTGACCAAAAAGAGATTTATACTTTGATTCGACTGCAGATTTAACGAACAAAGATGGTTTAAACGGCACTTTATCTTGTACTTTATGTCCATTATTTACCCCACGTACAAGGATATTGTTTCCGTATTGGTTGACACTAGTATAAAATTTCATGAGACATTCCTAAAGGCATAAATAATATAGCAATTATAATATGTATCAGGAGATAAATCAATAGAAAATCAATAAAAAGGATAAAAAAATGTTATACAAAAAGGTTGCTGCAATGGCACTTTTTGTTATGATGTTTGGAACCGTATCGGCTCAAACGACAAGTGGAACTTCTAGCACAACTGGAGGAACAACGACAGGGACTACAAGTCTCATAAATCAGGGAACATACGATAGTAAAACGTTGGTAGATACCAACAGCACTTCAAATAGTGTCAGTACAGTTAATAGCAATAGCAATGCTACAAGCAACAGCAATGCTACAAGCAATTCAACTGTTAATAGCACTAGCGTTAATACGAACAACAATAACAACGCAAGCACTAGCACATCCACGAACGTCAATACGAACAATAACGTAAATAGTGGCACTCAGACGTTAAACAATAACAACGTTAACTCTGGCACTTTGACATACAATAATAACAATGTCAATACCGGAACGATGACGAACAATAACAATAACGTCAATACAACGACTAGTAATAACGTCAATAGAAACGAAAATGTTAATAGTGGAACCCAAACGTTCAACAACAATAACAATAGCGTCAGTACATCTACCAATATTAATAAAAATGAAAATACTGGCACAATGACGTATAACAACAACAACGTATCAACTAGTGATAATAAAAATATAAACGTCAATACAACGACTAGCAACAACGTGAATAAGAATGAAAATACTGGCACAATGACGAACAATAACAATAACGTCAATGCGTCAACTAGCACTAGCACAAACGTGAATCAAAATGCTAATGTGAATCAGAACATCAATTCTGGTGATATGACTAACCGTAACATCAATGAAACCACAATTACTCAGCGTGTGATTCAACCTCCACCCACTGCTGTAGCACCCGCAATGATGAGTGGTGGTAATAATGATTTGTGTTCAACTGGTTCATCTGGTTCTGTACAGACTCAAATCTTTGGCGTATCTTCCGGTGGCACTATCAGAGACTTGAATTGTGAACGATTAAAATTATCTAAGACTCTTTTTGATATGGGTATGAAGGTAGCCGCAGTTGCTACTATGTGTCAAGATAGAAGAGTGTTTGATGCTATGATGGCGGCTGGCACACCTTGCCCATATGATGGCAAAATAGGTGAACAGGCAAAAACAGCATGGGAAGAAAATAAAGATAAAATACCTCAATTAGAAAAAGAGAACAAATATGAAACTGCTAAAAACATTGGGCTTGGCTCTTTGCTTGGCGTTCTCGTTCACGCCGCTTTTAAGTAAATCACAAACACTAGACCCAACGCAGGTTTACAATACGGGGAATATTGTATTGAATACTCCTCAAGGTGGACCTACGCCTTGGGTTGGTGGTGTTTATCAAGACAATCTAACTTGTTGGGGGCAACAGGGTGATACGGGATACTGTGGACCGAATGCTATCGTGCGTCCGGGAGGCAACATCAACTTCTCTTATGGTTCAACATATCTGTATCAACAACAGCATATTTCAACATTACTACCTTCTGCTACGGGACTTCAAGTCAATGGATATAATTTTGGATTTACTGCAAAGAATGGTAATGGTTGGGATGATGGTCGTGTCGACCAACTGACAGCACTTGTTCGCTTTTGGGATAACACTAATGGTAGAGCCGCAAATAATTTACTGTATGGTAACTCTTGGAATCTATCTTACAAATACAATTGGACAGATTTTAATTTTGGGGAAACATTCACGAAACCTTTGGCGGTGACTTCTATAGGTCAAGTGCAGTATGGATTTATCGGTAGAGACAATAACTTTTGGGCAGGACCATATGGACCAGAAGTCTACAATGTTAATTTCAGTTTGAAATATTCTGTAGACCCATGTGCAACTAATCCAATGTATAGTCCAACTTGTCCTGGATATTTGGATGCATTAAATAAATTACTGCCGAAGACTACAACACCATCCACAATAACAGATACAACACCATCAGGAACTATAACAATCATTGATAATGTCGCAATATCGCCAACTGGAACTTATGGCGGTGGGCCTCCTCCGCCACCTGGAAGTCCTCCGCCCCCTGAAGGTTTACCGCCACCACCGCCGCCATCAGGTCCTGCACTCATGGGGGCACCAGCACCAGCATCGCAAGTTGCATCTACACAACCTGCACCAAACGGGCAACAAACTAAAGTAGGTGAAGTGTCCGATTCTTCAGGCGGTTCAAAATCAACAGTATCTCTGTCGTCAGTTCTTAATATGATTGGTTCTAATCAAGAAAAGACTGCGGCACTAGAAAAATCTGTAGTGCAAGCGGCTGATGCGCAAGCATTTTCTGCGGGTGAGACTGCTAAACAACAAGCAGAAAAAATTGCAGGTGATGTACAGTCGCAGAGCATTGCAAATAGTGGCGGTTCATCACAAACAGGAACATCACTATCGGCAGGTACACAATCGGTCACACAATTGCAAGGGGCATCTGTATCAATGCAAGGCAATCAACAGGGAAACTCCGCATCAAACTCTGCGAGACTTCAACAGTCTATCAATAGTGGTAGCATGGGTATGCAGTCCGATACAATCACTTCTAACGTAACAACTCAGCAACAGCAATACAATATTCAAAACACTACAAGACAAGAGTTTAATGTTGCAATGGTAACACCACAAGTGTCGTACAGTTTAGTTGCACCGACAAGATATGCACCAGTTCAAATTGAATTGCCAACGACAGAAGGAATAAAATTTGGATATAAAGGTCCAGTTGACAATGCTATGGATTCTAAATCATTCTTAACACAAATGGATAATGGCTCGCAGCAGAATGATACAGTTAAAAAGAACGTGCAAAACAATGAAGCCGCAGGAAATGTAACTATCGAATCAATTGCGAAACAACCCGCAAATTATGCACAATATTTTACTGCGATTCCAGATGTTGCATTCTATACACCAAAAGAAATTTATAAGAATCAAAAGACTGTAGACAATGCAAGAGCATTAAGACAATTAAGTTCTGATAAGTTACATCAAGACATGGTCAATCAACAATACAAATAATATGGACCAAGAAGAATATATCTATCAATTAGTGTGTGGCATTTTACTAGTTGTATCTTTAATTGGTATCGCATGTTATCTAATTTTAAAATAAACTAGGAGAAAAAATGACAGAAGAAATTAAAAACGTAAACGCTAAGATTGACGAAGCAGAAGCGGCAGTTAAGAAGTATGCAAGTAAAGATACTGTTATTAGTGTTGGTGGATATGAATTCACGCCTGCAAAATTAATGGTCGCTGCTACTATTGTGTCATCTATACTAGGTGGTTTATACGGTACATTTGAAGTATATAAAGATTACGTTGGTATGAAGAAAAAGATTGCATCATACGAAGCACCGGATTTATCAGGGTTTGATAAACGTCTAGCTGTTATAGAAGAAAACAGTTCTAAAACATCTGACTATACTCGAGACATTAAGACTGATCTAAAGAATGATATACGTCGTAATGAAACAGTCACTGAACAGGTAGAGCGGGGTGTAAAACAAGCTCAAAGAGAGACGGAGCAAGAAATGCGCCAGGCTCGTAAAGATATTCGTGAAGATTTAGATAAAGCTAGAGGAGAAGTAAATGCTATTCGTAAAGAAATGGCGGATGCTCGTAAAGAAATATCTAGAGAAGTTGAAGTGTTAAAGAAAGAAGTCGACGCTAAGATTCAAAAAGCTGTTGATAACCCACTGGCAAACAAATAATGTTTGCTACTGCTCTAGCCCTTTATATGTACGCTAAACAGCCCGAGTGTATCAGGTGGACTTGGAGCGGAGATGTATACAGTAGAAAAGTGGTTTGTTTAGAATGGCGTAAAAAAGAAAAAGAGGAGAAGAAAAAATGATAGATCCAATGACAGCACTTGCAGGTATACAATCTGCAATAAGCATGGTTAAGAAAGCTAGTAAAGTAGCTAACGATCTGGGATCCCTTGCTCCTATGATTGGGAAAATGTTTGATGCTAAGAGTACTGCAACTAAAGCATTAATTGAGGCCAAAAAATCTAAGAAAGGTTCCAACATGGGAACCGCACTTCAGATTGAAATGGCTTTAGAACAGGCTAGGGCTTTTGAAGAAGAACTAAAGATGTTGTTTATGCAGACGGGTAAAATAGATGTCTGGAACAAGATCAAAGCTCGTCAAGCAGAAATGGATGCAGACGATGCTAATGATATAAGAATGTTCAACGACCAAGAACGTAAGCGTAAACAAAAAGAAGAAGAGTTAAATGAATGGGCAATGATACTTGGCGGAGCCGCTTTTGTCTTGTTCATATTGTTTATTGGTGGATATGAACTAATGCAGTTTTGCCAAACAGGTAATAGGTGCGGAAGATGAACGAATACCAAAAAACATTTGATATGTG